GGAAGCACAAATATTAAGGTAATCAATGAAAATAATATCAGGTCTAAATGACTTCTTAAGTGCCAATTCATTAAGAAGTGCTTTAAAGTGTCCACTATGAGCAGAAGCAGTTGGATATTCCTTAATTATAAGAGTTCCTTGTGTTTTTTTGGAGAGACTTGTGACCTTATTCTCAAACATTTGACGAGGAAGATCAATCAGTTGTTGAATCGGGACATTCAAAAGATTTGCATCAATTCTTTCAGCAATGCGTTCTTCTGCCATTTCTAACGTAATATACAGAACGTTCCTACCTTGTAAAAGAACTGATGCTGCTACATGGCACATGAATAAAGATTTCCCGACACCCGTACCAGCAAGAGCGATATTAAGAGTTTTGTTAGGAATCCCACCTTTTGTGATTTTATTAAAATATTCGAGATCAAACTCAATTTTGTCTTCTTGTCTGTGATAAAACTCATATCGTTCTTCATAATTTTGCAAGTAGTCATGCCCAATATTATTGTCAAAAGACACTGCTAAAGCATCAGAAAGAATACTCGGAATCGCATCACGATTCTTTTTTTCATTGTTTCCATCAGCAATATGAATGGATTCCATAAGTGCCAGATAGATTGCGCGATCACGACACCACTTTTCAGTTGTATCAAGCAACCACTGTTTATCTACAATGGAGTCATTGAGTGACTTATTAATCTCTCTGATATCTTTGATCTGATCTTCAGTTAAATCAGTTCGACTCTCTACCTCAATATTGAGTGCTTCGATTGTGATTGCCGAACCATATTTAACAATAAATTGGACAATCTCCTCAAAAATGACCTTCTCGGTCTTTTGTTCAAAATAATCTGGTTGTATAAAAGGAATGACTTTCCGCGAATAATCTTCATTGAATATTAAATTTCTGAGAATAGTTGTCTCAATTCGTTCCATAAGAGAATTGTTTTTTCGCGGCAGCATCAAGTTGCTGCATTACTTCTTCAGTGAAATATTGGTCAGGATTTTTTAAGATTTCCTTACCATAGATCTTTTTACCATTAATCTCATAACGCCCAGCAACATTTTTCCACATTCCTGCCTCTTCACCAAGTTCCAAAAGACCGTAATAACGATCAAGTCCTCTTTGATCATAAAATAATCTAATTTGAACTTCTTGATTTTCTTTACTTAATCGTGATTTTTGAGTTTTAGCACGAATAATGTTTCCAATGACTTCTGCCCCATCTTTTTCTTTTGATTTAGAAAGGTAAATAATTGTTGAAGAAGCATATTGCAATCCTGAACCACCTGACATTTGTTTTCCACCATAAAGACTCATACTTTCATAGGTGTGATTTGTCACAATCATTGGAATACTTGCCTGACCAAGTTTCAAAGTAAGCATACGAAAAGCACCTTTGATGAGTTGTGCTTTTGTCATATCTCTTGAATCTTTTTCGGCAAGAGCATCTCCGATTTCTTTATTAGTTGAAAGCATACCCAAAGAGTCTAGCACAAACATACAAGGTTTGCGGTCTCCCTCAGGTTTCTTCATATACAAATCTACTGCTTTAAGTGCCTTACTGCGAAACTCTTCTACAGTTACAACATTAATAACAACTATACGAGTAATATCAACACCACGACTTTCTAAAAGAGATTTAGTGATAGCAGCCTCAGTATCAAAGTAGAGACAGTAACCATCGGGATGAGTATCAAGAAAGTTCTTAACAACGGCGAGAGAGAAAAAAGTCTTTCCAGTAGAAGACTCTCCAGCAATAGCAGTAATCTTATTCCCAGATACACCACCAAATATACTACCTGAAACCAATGCATTAAAAATATATGAACCCGTATCAACATATTTTTCAGTCTCATCAATGTCAGCAGCAAGTTGTGTATACTCGCCACCAACTTCTTTTACAATTTCCTTAAGAAAGTCCATAGTTATTTGTTCCTGTTAAAATTAAAAGACCATAATTTATTATACAACTGCTTTTCATCAGTTTTTTTAAGTAATTCAAGAATTTTTTCAAATTCACGTTCAGTAATCGGTAGGTTCATCAGATAAAAAATGAATCAAGACTTGTTGTTTTTTCCACTCTCCATCCAATCGAATCAAGAATTGACTTAAGTGGGTCAATAAAACTCTTTTCAAATTGTAGGTCATAGTCTATGTATTTGTCAAGACCAAGTTCTTTTGGAAAATCTTGAATAAATGCGATTACATTTTCCTGAATAATATTGGGTTTTTTCAAGAAAATAAACTTAACTTTTTCACCATTAGCAATTAATGAATACTTATTTGTAAGTTTCTTTTCTTTTACATAATGATTAAAGAGAAGTGCTCCACGAATATGAATAGGAGTTTTTGAAGCGTAAATTGTTGAATGAGAATGATACTTACGCACGTCAGAAGCAGTTCTTGGAAAAGCAATTTGTTCTGGTGGAAGTTTTTTAAAGTCTGAACGACATTTATCAATAAAATCAATCACCTGCTCTTCAGTTCCGCTCATCATTAGTTTCAGTCCATCCTTAATCATTTGACGACAAGGAGCAGGAGTAGAAGATTTAACTGCTTCAATACCCATCATTTTGAGTTTAGGTTCTTCATAACGAACACCTTCACTATCCCAAACATTGAGAATATAACGCTTCTTAGCAGTCCAGATTCCACGTTCGGCAATATTTTCACGTTTCATTTGCATCTTCTGGTCATAAGCATTTACATACTCAGCCAGTTCTTGGTAGCAACCTTCAATATACTTTTCAAGTTCCACTTTACAGACCTTATCAAGGAACGTAACAATGCCTTCAGTAGTTTTCTCTCTTCCCTTGTATACAGTTTCAACCAAAGGGCCCATATTGAGATAAACAGAGTCGGTATCAGAAGCAATAACATAATCTACCTCTTTAGTTTTCAGAACTTTATTCAAATATTGATTGAGTTTATTTTCAATCCAACGAATTGCAACCTGCCCCGAAAGAGTAATTGCTTCTGCGTTTTCTAATTTAAAGTATCGGAAGTATTGATTTCCACAAGAACCGTAGGCAGAATTAAGAGAAATCTTTTTTGACATCTGAATATTATTACATCTAGAAATCTCCTTTGTAGTTTTTTCACGCAATGATTTTAATTGAGAATTAGACAATTCAGATAAGTTCACATTTCCACCCCTTTGCTTTACCTTTTGTAACGACTTTACCATTTTTACTACTGCTAACCCAAAGAGTAGAGTGTGGTAAATTATTTTCTTTGCACCAATCTTCAAATCTATTGGTAATAATTTCTTCACCATTTGGAGAAGTTATTTTAAATGTTGAAGATAAACAATCTCTCATATAATCTTTATTTTTTTCCCAATGATTAGTTGCCCAATCTTTCATAAATTGAGAATGTTCTGGTCTTTTTTTACCAGTATTAACTTCAAGTGCTTTTTTTAAGTTTTCTTTTGCAATACTAACATATTTTGGATTTCCAGTTTTAAGTTTTTTTTGAGATTCTGAAACTTTATTTCTAACTTCTAATGATTTTTTCATAGGATTATTATCTCCTTTACATAACCCATTAGCATTTACATAGTTCCAACCACCTTTTCCACCTACATTCATATTATAACACTCTTCTTTTTTATAATGCTTTGAAACTATTTTTTCTTCCTTTAAATACATTTCATTTTCCTCATTACAAAATTCAACAATTTCCCTATAAAAGTTTTCCTTTCCATATTTTTGTATTGCCTTTTTTAAGGCAACACCAGAACCCAAGTATCCATCATCAATATTTTCAGTGGTATGTGCCCCATAATAATATTTTCCATTCACAGAATTTGTTGTTTTGTATATAAAATGATACATCTGAAATAATAGTTTCCCATAGCACTATTTATATAATTCCCCTCCTTCTCATTTCAGATTCAATTTCTTCAAGTTTTTTCTTTTCCACAATCATCTTTTTCTTAAAAATCACACGGTCATTATACATTTTTTCCATTAGTTCCGGAAGAAATCCACGAACATCTTTACGATACATTGCACCAT